CTCGGCATAACTAATAATATCGAAGCACTGACAATCGGTGCTGGCGCTGCGCTTGCTGGATTCTTGGCATTTTCGGTCGGAACTAATGCGACGGTAATTCTGCGCGGCTTTAAGTCGATGCAATTAGCGGTGCTGGCGCTAAATACTGCTATCAGAGCCAATCCCATCGGGTTTATTGCGGCGGCTATTGCTGCGGCAACGGTTGCGATTGTTGCGAACTGGGGTTCTATCAGGCGATCAGCGGAAAAAGCTGGTCTCAGCATCCAGATCGCATTTGAGAAGCTGAACATATTCCTGCTCGAATCGGTCGGCGGCGCTCTCGACTCACTGATCGGAATGTTTACCGGGATGCAGAACACGGCGGTCGCTACTATGGCGGCAGTCGCTGCGGCGGTGAAGAACCCGACAAATGCGTTCGATGCGTTCAACGAAACATTCGATTCGACTCTGGCGAGTTTAGAAACGGGCAACACTCGAACGAATATATACTCAGATTCGATTGCAGCTAGTCGAGACCGGGTAGAAGAGTTGAACGGCAAGCTCGCGGGCATGAATACCGAAGTCGCAACATCGGACTCCAATCTGGTAGAAGCCGGACGCTCTCTCTCTGATTTCGCTATAGAAGTCGACGAATCGGCGGTCGCAGCAGCAGAGATGGCTGCGCAAACAGAGGCGGCTCGAGTAAAGACGCAGGATCTTCTCGGGACTATAAGCAACGAGACCGAAGCTCTGACAATGAGCAACGTCGAAATCGCTATTCGAAACAATCTACAGAAAGCAGGAGTCGATGCTACTTCCGAACTCGGTCAGCAGATCGTCGAAGCAACTACTCAGCTCTATGCCGAGAAGGATGCGATAGATTCGGCATCTGCGGCAGCAAAGCAGCTAGAGAAAGACAACGAAGCAACTCAGAAGGCTATCGAGAAAGAAACTAAGCGAGTAGCAGAAGAAGCTGCCAAAGCATACGAGAAGATGAAGAACAACATCTCTGGATTCTTCATGGACTTATTCGAGAACGGTCGAGACGCATTCGACAATCTCGCCAAGACTTTTAAGAATATGATTCTGCAAATGATTGCGGACTGGGCGGCATCTAAGATCGCCGATCTGATTACCGGGACATTCGGTGGAATTGGCACTTCGATCAGCGGTATGTTCAGCGGAATGTTTGCATCGATTGGAAGCGGAATCGCATCTCTAGCATCAAGCGCGGCGTCGGTATTGACTGGCGGCGCTATTGGCGGCGGTGCTGCGGCTGCTGGCGGTGCTGCTGCTGCTGGAGGAGCTGCTGCCGCTGGCGGAGTCGCTGCGGGTGGCGCGGCCGCTGGTGGAGCTGCTGCCGGAGGAGCTGCTGGAGGAATGGGCGCGACGGTGGCGGCAGGATTAACTAAAGCCGGGGCAGCGATAAGCGCAGGAGCGGCTAAAGCTCTAGCGGTTGCTACCAATCCGGTCACTTTAACGATCGCGGCTGCTGCACTTGCTGCTAAGGCTCTCGACAGCGGAGGCACTCCGACATCTGCGGCTGGTATCACGATGGCTAAAACTGCCGGGATGAGCGACGCGAACGTATTTAACGTCCCGGAGTTCGAGTCCGGCTTTGCTCCGCTCGGCTTCAAGCAGAACGCTACAGATGAACAAGCGGCGGCTGCGGTCTCGCCATTGCGCGAACTCGATGCAACTCTGACAGCTCTGGCGAAGGAAGCTGGATATAGCGTAGATCTGGGCGGTCATACGTTCAGCGGTCTCGGAGTAGAAGGCGAAGGCTCTGGCACATTCTTGGGCGTCTCTATCGAAGAGGGCAAGCAGAAAGGAACTTCGATCGAAGAGCAGATGGATATGTACGCAAAAGAGTGGATCTACGCGGTAGGTGCTCGCAACGGCGTTCCGCAAAGCGCTCTGGATGATGTGGTCGGCAGCGGAGACGCGGCCGGTATCTTGCAAAGATCAGGCGATGTACTAAAAGGCACGCTCGACGGCTCTCACCGTGACGGACTCGATATGGTTCCGTACGACGGCTACGTTGCAGAACTGCACGCTGGAGAACGCGTACAGACCGCAGATCAGGCCCGGGCGTCTGATAACGTAGCAGACGAGATGAGCGGGCTGCGCCAGAGTATTGAAGATGTCATGATCGCAGTGGCGAGAAACACTCAGAAGCTCTATCGACTCAATGACCGCTGGGACAAGAACGGCTTGCCGCCAGTGAGGGCATAATATGAAGTTAATTCGACCGGAAACGGTTACAGATACGATATTTCAGTCTTCGGATGTTCCGGAGACCGACTACTCGGCATGGCTGGTCGGCACGACTTACGCTGACGCCGACCGGGTGATCGTTACGACTCCGAACATTCACAAGATATACGAGTCGCAGCAAGCAGCTAACACCGGGAACGATCCGACTACGGACGACGGCACATGGTGGCTCGAAGTATCCAGCACTAATCGCTGGAAGCTATTCAACGGCATCGTTCAGGAGCAGACAGTACAAGCTGGCGGCATGGAGTACGTTCTACAATCGCCGACAGTAATTAACTCGATGGCGTTCATCAATGTGGACTGCGCAGAAATTACAGTTCAGATGGTCGATGCAACTGAAGGCACGGTTTACGACGAGACGTTCTCTCTGGTATCCGATTCAGGCATCCAGAACTGGTACTCTTATTTCTTTGAACCCATTGTACGAGATGACCGTCTGGCGATTCTTGATCTGCCGCCGTACTCAAATACAGATATTACGATCACGTTCACCGATAGCGTAACAGCTAAGTGCGGAGCGCTGATTATCGGTCAGTTCGCCGATCTCGGGTTCTCTCAGCATGGAGCTAGTTTCTCGATCATAGATTACTCAACGAAAACAACTGACGCGCAGGGCCGGGTAACAATCACTGACGGGCCATATGCGAACAAGCTAGACGTCGATGTCATTTTAGAGACAGCGGCATTCGGAGTGGTGCGAAACACTCTCACGGATCTAAGAACGACGCCATGCGCTTGGATTGCCGAAGAGAATAACCGGAACTCAATCATCTACGGATATTACCGAGAATTTGATATAATCCTCACCAATCCAACAACTTCCAGATGCTCACTTGAAATCGAAGGGCTAGTATAATGACGATTAACACAATAAGCACACTCCCAACGGCTCCGGCGAGAACTGACGCCCCGGCGACATTTATATCTCGTGCCGACGCTTTCTTGGCTGCTCTGGTAGTAATGCAGAGCGAGCTGAATACTAGCATCGGGCAGATGAACACAGACATCGCAGGCGTAAACGCTGACGCGACCGCTGCGGCTGCAAGCGCATCTGCTGCATCGAGCAGTGCATCATCCGCATCAAGTTCTGCCTCAGCGGCATCAAGCTCGGCAGGTGCGGCATCTGCATCTGCCGCAGCAGCGGCTACATCTTACGATAACTTTGATGATCGGTACTTAGGTCAGAAAGCGTCTAGTCCGAGTGTAGATAATGACGGCAATCCATTAATCACAGGCGCGATTTATTTCAACAACGCAACCAATGAGATGAAGGTCTACAACGGCACTCTGTGGCAGGACATCGCTCCAATCGCTACAAATATTACCGAAGGCACTTTGACGAAAACATTCACTGCTGGCGAGTCTTCAACCATAGGACTTGATAGTTCTCTACTAGCGCCTGTAGTGTCTGTGACTAAAGAGATTCCACAGACAGGGGTGACTAGCAACTCTTGGGATGTCAATTCTACTACAGAAAACTACACTCGTTTAGACAGCGCTTATGCGACTACTCTGGACTTTAATCGTTATGATATTACTAGTGCGAGTTATACGCAGAGTTTTAGTGTTGCGGGACAGGAGACAACCCCACAAGGAATAGCTTTCAACACCGACGGGACTAAAATGTTTGTTGTCGGCTCTGCCGGAGATGCCGTAAACGAATATGATTTATCTATGGGCTTTGATATTTCGAGTGCTGTTTATTCTCAGAATTTCTCTGTATCTGCTCAAGATACACTCCCGCAATCAGTAGCATTTAATAACGACGGCACTAAAATGTTCATTGTTGGCTCTACAGGAGATAACGTATACGAATACGATTTATCTACGGGCTTTGACGTTTCGACTTCTGTTTACTCTCAAAATTTCTCTGTATCGTCTCAAGAAACAGAGCCAAGAGGATTGGCCTTTAATTCCGATGGCACTAAGATGTATATTATTGGTCAAACAGGAGATGACGTTAACGAATACGATCTTTCCACAGGCTTTGATATATCAAGTGCTAGTTACTCACAAGCATTTTCTGTATCCTCTCAAGAGTCAGCACCACAAGGACTAACCTTTAACAACAATGGCACTAAGATGTTTATTGTTGGCTCTATAGGAGACGACGTAAACGAATACACACTAGAAACTGGCTTTGACGTTTCAACTGCCGTGTACTCGCAAAACTTTTCTGTGGCTGCGCAAGATACACAACCAAAAGGCATAGCCCTTAACAACGACGGCACTAAGATGTTCATTGTCGGCTCTGACGGAAACGCAGTATACGAATACTACCTCACCCCATCACTAGAACTCGGCACAGGCTCATTCGCCTCTAGCGACATAGGCAAGACCGTAGAAGCCAACTCAGGCAAGTTTGTTTTAACAAACACAGACGGCAGATGCGCTGAAACAACACAGCCAACTTCTTACGCTCAAGTAGCCTCTGGCGATTGGGAAATGTACGGTGTTATCTACAATCCTGTGGATGGTGATTTAGAGCTGAGTGGTGTTGCTGACCCGAATCTGTACTTTGATATTACTACTGCTATTTATGAGCAGAGTTTTAGTGTGTCTGCGCAGGATTCAACTCCAAGCGAAGTTACATTTAACACAAACGGTTCTAAGATGTACGTTCTTGGAACTCAAGGAAACACTGTAGAAGAATATAATTTATCAATTAGCTTTGATATTAGCACTGCTATTTATGGGCAAAGTTTTAGTATTGCTACTCAGGAGACAGAGGCAAGAGGACTAACCTTTAACACTGACGGCACTAAGATGTTTATTGTTGGGCTAATAGGAGATGACGTTAATGAATACGATTTGTCTATAGCGTTTGATGTTTCTAGTTCTGTGTACTCACAAAACTTCTCCGTATCTGCTCAAGATACATTCCCGCAATCAGTAGCATTTAACAACGACGGAACTAAGATGTTTATTGTTGGTACTACAGGAGACAGTGTATACGAATACACATTATCAACTGGCTTTGATGTATCAACTGCATCGTACTCTCAAAACTTTAGCGTAGCCGCTCAAGACACAGTTCCGACAAATGCAGTATTTAACAACGACGGAACTAAAATGTTTGTTTGTGGACAGACTGGAGGTTTTGTTTACGAATATAATTTATCAACTGGCTTTGATGTATCAACTGCTTATTTTGTAGATAGTTTTTCTATAGCTGGTCAAGAATCAAATTTAAGAGGCTTAGCTTTTAACAACGACGGCAGCAAGATGTATATTGTCGGCGGAACAGGAGACGCAGTTTTTCAATACGCCATAGGACAAGCATACCCAACAGGCTACCAATCAGTACACACCACAGCCTCTATAGACTCTACCTACTGGACAGACATCAACTCAATGACTGCTGACCAGAACGCAGGGACTGGTAATGTCTACTACGCTATCTCTACAGACGATAGGACTACTTGGACTGTTATCGATGACACAGATGGCGAAAGAGACATTGTTCGTAACAACGCAGGGACTTGGCAGTACAACTCTAACTCTGCCTACGCTTCAGAGACTTGGGTGAATGGCTCTACTAATAACGAGCTTGCTACGCTGTCTCAGAGTATGGAAGGTGCGAGTAGAGATGCGACCTACGATATATCTCTGGCGACTTTTGAGAAGCAGTTTAGTGTTGTTAATGAGATGACTGAACCTTACGGTCTAGCATTCAATAACGATGGCTCTAAAATGTATGTTGTTAATAATTCAGGCAGAAGAATATACTCGTACGCTTTGTCGGTTAGTTTTGACATTGGTTCTGCATTAGCTTTACCTATTGGAGACTCATTTTATATGGGTTCAAGCGTAGCACCAACAGGAATAACTTTTAACAACGATGGCACAAAGATGTATGTTGTTGAATCTTTGTATGATCTTGTTTATGAGTATGATTTATCAACCGCTTTTTCAGTTTCTACCGCTGTTTTCTTGCAGAGTTTTTCTATAGCTGCTCAAGAGATATATCCAAGAGGAATAGCATTTAACACAGACGGTACAAAGATGTTTGTTTCTGGCGCTAATGGACAAGACGTAAACGAATACGGATTATCTACAGGCTTTGATGTTTCGAGTGCTAGTTTTGTTGATAGTTTTTCTGTAGCAGCTCAAGGATCAAATCCAGAAGGGTTAGCATTTAACGCCGATGGCACTAAGATGTTTGTTATTGGGGGTGTAGGAAATTACGTTAACGAATACACATTATCAAGTGGCTTTGACGTTTCTAGTGCTAGTTTTGTTCAAAACTTTTCTGTAGCTGCTCAAGAAACAGCACCATCATCAATGGCATTAAACAATGACGGCACTAAGATGTATGTTGTTGGTCGAACAGGAGACGCAGTCTACCAATACGACATCCCAGAAAACTACTACGCTAACCAGATGGACAAGACTCAACTGGACGCAGTGACAGACCCGAACCACATAGCCCTAAGCAACGACTTAGACTTGGCTATGGTGTTTAACATGACCAACGGCACGACTGTTCCGTCTTCCAATGGCATAGAAATAGACTACGATGCTAACGTGTTAAACAAAGGCGCTATCTTGGGTACTGACTATGACTTCGATGCTCCTGCTCAGAATGAAGTCAGGATTACGTCTTTGATCAATGCCAACTTAAAAGTCAGGGTTGTTTAATGCTCAACCTAATCGCGTCGCTAGTCGCCCCGGTCTCTGGATTACTCGATAAGTTTATCGAAGACAAAGACCAGCGGGCGCTGCTGGCTCACGAGATCGCTACACTTGCCGAGAAGCAAGCGCAGGAGCAGATCGTCGGGCAGATCAATACGAACCAGATCGAAGCGGCGCATCAATCGATGTTCGTCGCTGGCTGGCGTCCGGCGGTCGGCTGGGTTTGCGCTCTGGCGATGCTGCTGAACTTTATTCTGATCCCGTTTATCAATCTCGGCATGGAGTTCGCCGGGCAGGACATACGGCTCGATCTCATCAAGATGGATACAATGATGCCAGTTCTGCTCGGAATGCTCGGACTCGGCGGTATGAGAAGTTACGAAAAAGCGCGAAACGTCGCCCGGGAGAAGTAATTGGCCAAGCTCGAAGATTACGCGAAGACCGAACGACAGAAAGAAGTCACCAAAATCTGGGAGAGCTGCGATCGTAATTCTCGCAAAGCTGCTCAGGCTCTCGGGATAACTCACGCCACAGTTCGCAACATAGTCACGACGGTCAAAGGCGCTGCGGCTGCCGCCGGGTTCTCTGACGCTTGGGATGCGACCGAACACGTCCCAGAGGGCGAGATGGTCATAGGGCGATCGCTCTATCTGGAAGATGACTCAGGCAATAAAGCGTGGCTCAAGACCCGGCGAAAGCTGGAGACAGCAGAGAAAGAGCAAGCGCTAAAGGCGTTCGTCGAGCAGTTGAACTCGCAGGTAGTTCAGGCCAAAAAGACCCATAAGCCGTCCGCTAAGGGTAAATCGAAGGATTTATTGCCCACGATCATAATCGGCGATTCACATATCGGCATGAAGGCGTCGGGACAAGAGACCCGGGGCCGAGACTTCGACTCCAAGATTGCATCTGCCGAGATAATCGAAGCTATAGACTCTCTGGTTGAGTCAGCCCCGGCAGCAGAGCACGCAATGCTAATAAACGTCGGAGACTTCACACATATTGATCGCTCTATTCCGTATCCGCAGACCGCCAACGGCACGCCGATGGATACCGACTCACGCATCGAGCTAATCATGCGTAAAGCAGCGGACACGATGATTCACGGGATTACCCGGATGCTAGAGAAGCACTCGAATGTATCAGTGGTTATGGCTCGCGGTAATCACGACTCAGAGACAGCGATAGCGATCGCCATGATTCTGGCTTACCGATACGCAAAAGAGCCGAGAGTCACCATTCTGGAGCCGAACGGATTCTTTACATACACTACCTTCGGGAAAAATCTCATCGCAATTACACATGGCGATAAAGCTCCCGGGCGGCGTCTGGCCGATATGCTGCCGAGATTAAGTGTCTGGTCGAAAACGAGTCACCGATACTGGATTCTGGGACATTTCCACAGCAAGCTATCCGAGCAATACGATAATTCGGTCGTGCTGGAGCGTTTCGGCACTCTCGCTCCCGCCGATTCTTGGCACGCATCTAAAGGCTATTGTTCGCCCAGCATCATGAACCAGATCGTCTACCGTCGAAGCGGCGGGATAGCTATCCGGCACGAGTACGAGATCCCCGGCAACGATTACGAGCCAGATCACGAAATCTGACATAATTATCGGCTTCTATGTGTTAAAATCGGAGCAAAAGGATTCAACGCAATGGCTAAAGACCCCAGACTCACGAAATACGGTCTCGAAGGCTATAACAAGCCGAAGAAGACTCCCGGGCACTCGACGAAGAGCCACGTTGTTCTCGCCAAAGATGGCGACGACGTAAAGCTGATCCGGTTCGGGCAGCAGGGCGTGAAGGGATCACCAGCCAAGAAGAACGAGAGCGATGCAGATAAAGCTCGACGGGCGTCATTCAAAGCCCGGCACGAGAAGAATATCCGTAAAGGCAAGATGAGCGGCGCTTACTGGGCCAATCGCGTGAAGTGGTAAAATGACTAAATACGATCCGGCCGAAATCATTCTTTCGATTGTCTACTACAGCGGCGGCTCTTATTCGCCCGAAGAGATTGTCGAGATTATGGAGACGATTGCCATGTATCAGCCAGAAGTCATGACCGAGAAGCGCACTGCCGCCGGACTCCGCATCGTCCCAATCAATACGAACGAGTATGTATTCGATGACTGACGCAGAATTAGAAATCATGATCGACCGGGCAGCAAAGAAGGGCGCGAGAGAAGCTCTGAGAGATATTGGGCTTTACGACGACGACGCCCGGGACGACGTGAGAGAGATTCGCTCGCTGCTCGAAGCATGGCGAGATACAAAGCGTACAGTCGGGCAGACAATTGCTCGCTTCTTTACAATGGCACTTCTCGCTCTTTTAGCGGCTGGTGCATATATGGAGCTCGGCGATAAATGAGCGAATACACTAATCTGAACCCATCCGGGAACACTGGATTCGACATCGCCCGGCTGAACATCGCCGAAGCGACTCCGATCAATCTTTTCGGATATAACCCGGTAGTCGGCACTGGCTATGAGACTCTCTGGAACGTCGGCGGTAAATACCCGATAAACGCCACAGAGGGCACTCTGAGCGTTGTTAGCAGCGCGGCAGGGGATTCGTCCAAGCGAGTGCTAATTCAGGGCGTAGACGGCGAATTTAAGGCCGTGTCGCAGGTCGTGACGCTAGATGCTACAGATGCGACGACTCCGGTCGTGAGCACGGTCGAATTCATGCGAGTGAATCAAGTTATTCTGCTCGATGGCGAGAATGCCGGTAACATTACAGTCACCAGAGGCGCATCGACTCTCGGGTATATCGCCATCGGTGAAGGCATCTCTCAGGCGTGCCAGTACACGGTCCCGGAGGGATATTCGCTCTATATCTTCCGAATTACTCTTAACTCGGCAACGGCGAACGGTAATAAATATATTCGCTTCCGTAACGTGACACAGAATAAAGACGGCCGCGTGATTAGAGTGGCCCGGGCAACGACTTCAGTGTCTCAGGTTCAGTACGATCGACAGATACCATTCCGAATCGACGAATGCACTTATTTCGAATTTGAGGCGCAATCCAGCTCAAGCGATAACGAAGTCGCAGTATTCGTTGAGTGCGTACTACTCAAAAACCCGTGGGGGCGTGACTAATGCCATTGAAGAAAGGATACGGAAAGAAGACCATCTCTTCGAATGTCAAAAAAGAGATGAAATCCGGTAAAAGCCAGAAGCAAGCAGTCGCAATCGCGCTATCATCTGCGCGTAAATCAAAACCAAAGAAAAAGGGGTAAGCAATGGGCAAGCTAAAACTAGCATTCGAAATCGCAAGATTCGTTCTATTCCTAATCGCATCGATCAAAGATCTGGTGCTGCAAGCCGAAGAGCAGCTCCCGGAGTCCGGTAAGGGTTCGGAGAAGTTCCAAGCGGTGAAAACTGCGGTAATCACCGCAGCAAAGTATGCTGATATAGCAGACGAAGCAGTCGACAAAGCCGACGAGTTTATCAACGACTCGATCGAAGGCGCAGTCGCCAAGTTCATCAATGCCAGCTAAACTCGCTTATCGGAATTTCACGCGTAGCGAATTTCGCTGCAAGTGTGGCAAATGCGACTCTACCGGGGCAGAGATCTCGGACGAGTTGCTGGACGCACTGCAAGCGCTGCGCACGATCTGCGAGTTCCCGTTTATCGTCACATCCGGCTATCGCTGCCCGTCTCATCCTGCCGAGAAGAATAAAGATTTCGTCGGCGCTCACGGCTGCGGGCTGGCAGTAGATATCGCGGTCAGTCACGAAGAAGCCATTCAACTGCTAAAGCACGCACTCAATACCGGGCTATTCACCGGCATCGGAGTCAATCAAAAGGGCGACCGTCGATTCATCCATCTGGACATTGCGACCGACATGGACGTAAACGCGCCAAGACCGCATATCTGGACTTATTAACACTCCCGTCACAATTGCGCATCAATATAGTTGCGTATTAGTCTCATTTTAGTATAATCACCGAACGGCTGGCATTCCGCTGGTCTAAATCGGGAGATTTAAAATGAGCGAAAAGACGACATTCGCGTCCATCTGGGCGACGCTATCGCAGGTCGACGTATCAGGCCGCATCGAGAAAAAACAGAATCTCAGCTTTCTTAGCTGGTCATGGGCATGGGGCACTCTGATGGAGCATTACCCGCAAGCCGAGTATTCCTTCCAAGAACCCGCAGAAGCGCAAAGAGACGGCTCGGTCATGGTTTACTGCACCGTGACAATCGACGGTCTCTCTCGCCAAATGTGGCTCCCAGTCATGGACTTTAAGAATCAGGCGATCTCGAACCCAGATGTCGTTCAGGTCAATAAAGCGAAGATGCGCTGTCTGGTTAAGTGTCTAGCGATGTTCGGTCTCGGGCATTACATCTACGCGGGCGAAGATCTGCCGAGCGCAGAAGCTGACAAAGCCGCCGAGAAGATAGCAAAAGAACGAGCAGAATCTATAAAACCAGCAAATATAGAGCAACTGGTTCGCATAGATGAGCTAATCAAAGAGACCGATGCAGATGTCGAGATCTTTCATAAATACTTCAGGGTAGACGGAATTGCAGAGCTGACAGCTACGCAAGCCGACGTTGCTATATTGAAACTGGAGACTAAGAAGGCAGAGCAGAATGGATGAAGACGAGAAGATTCTATATGCAGATGAGATTGCTCAACTGCTAGAGATCAGCGTCGAAGAGCTGCACGAAGGGATGGAGAATTATGCGGTATTCATCTCGGACTATCAGCATTTCCATCAAGCCATCGAAGCGATGCAGGAAGATCTGGAGCAGTTCGATCAGATCGAACACCGAGTCAAGCGCTTGGCACTGCTAGTGACTTATTTTACAGCAGATTGGAAGGATTTCGAGCGAAGCTATTTCGTCGACATCTGCAAACACATCGAAAGCAAATACACGGGAGAAGAAGATGCGCATATTGCCACACGAACAACGCACTGAGGGCTGGTACGCGGCTCGCAGGGGTGTGCCGACTGCCAGTTCATTTGGTCGGCTAATCACGCCCACAGGGAAGCGTTCGGCGTCTGCTGACGCTTATATCGACGAACTGATCGCCGAGAAGCTCACCGGGCAGTCT